AAGCATACCGGCAGGTACTTCACGGTACAGCGTTCCGGTCGCACCGGAAACATCGGCCTGTTCATCGACACGAACTACATCGAGCGTGTGGCCAAGACGGAAGAAGGACGGCTCAAGATGCTGATGCACGCCATGGAGTCCACCATTGAGACCCAGAGTGCCGCATTCAGCCCTTATGGCTCCAATCTGGCCTATCATTTCGAGACCCTTAACATCGTAAAAGACGTCGATTCAATCGACGGATACAAGCGTCAAGCCGAAGCCCTGATGTCCAAACACAGGGACCCCGAGAAGTACAGGCAGAAGAGGTCAGAAGAAATCGGCAAGGGCCGCACTCTCGTAAGGTCTGACAAGGAGTACATGAAGAACGTGCTCGTCGATGCACCCGAGGGCATGAGGCTACTCAAGGAGGTTACCAAGGGCTCTGAGCTAAAGGCCAATTTGGACAACAAGAAGAAGTACGCCGTAGAGAGCAATGCGAAGGGCGTGTTCCAGAACCTGTCTGAAACAATCAGGCCTATGAACAGGGAGCTTTTCGACAAGTCATACGGAACAATCAGGGAAGGGCTTCTTGCGGTTAACAACATCGTTGACGGAATGCTCAACGGTGACGAATCCAACTGGGTTGACGTTGCCAGCGACAAGGGCGGAAGGGAATACGCATACACTTTCCCGAACATCGAAGACGCTAGGAAAATTGACGCAGCTTTGGTTGCACTCAACGCTTTTAAGGAAAGTGTTAAGGATAATAACGTAGCAGAAGAAACTAAGAAGAAGAATAAAGTGTCTGCGTTTATGGCTAATTTTTTCAGAAATCCCCTGCATGCCTTGGTACAGCAGGTAAGCCCTGAGCTACGCGGTGCGGATACGGTGTCCGTGTTCAACACCATCAATGATTCCAAAGTCATCTCCGCGGAATACACCTTCAACCAGCTCAACTCGGCAATCAAGGAGCCGGTAGCCATCGTATTTTACAACGGCAACATCACCCTAGTAGGCAACGGAGGCATCGGTGCCACTTTCCGAGGAGTGAAGCAGGGATGGAACGCCATGGACGCAAGCATCCTTGGCGGTACTGAAATCGCTAGGAACGCCCAAGCCGATGGATTTAAGATGTCCGACTCCAATGCGTATGCCGCGTTGGTAAGGCGTTTGATGCTCCCGGACTCGAAGCGTATGAGCCAGAGGGACGTTCAAGCCATGACCCATGTTGGCATGCTTGAGGCCGCAATCATCGCAATGAATCCCGAGCTTGATGCTAAGCTTAAGGAACTGAGGAGTGCATACGAAGCCACCGAAGGCTCTCCTGTGGACAGGGTGAATTACAGCGAGCTCCTGTTGACTGAAGTGATTGAAAACGCCAACCCGGCTTTGATTGGATTGGCCACGGCCGTCCACAGCATCGAAAAGGCATTGGACCCGTCCGAAAGAATCAGGGCCGTTACCGGGGCCACCACCACCGACCTTAGCCAATACCAGAAACAGCTTGCAGACAGGTTCATGGACGAGGCATTGGCCAGCTGGGAGCTTGAGATGCAGAAGTATTGGTCTCTTGGAAGCCCCTTGTCCAAGATGAGCGAAGCCCTTGACACCGTCATGGGCAGGAAATTCTACGCCGACCACGGCCTCAGCCCCCAGCAAAGGAAAAGGGCTGATGCCCTCATCGACACAATCAGGAAGTTCCACAAGGAGCAGGAGGCCTTCTTCGAAAGGTCAAAGGCTGAACCGTCCATGTCCTTGGCCGACGTCACGGGCCTGTCCAGCGTCCAGAAAAACGAGCTGACCAAACTCGGACTTATCAAAAAAGTCATGGTCAAGGGAATCATGACCGAAATCTTCGAGATTTCCGACAGGGATTCTTACGTCGATTACACCACTTCCGGCGGTGCTCCGCACCTCCTTCCGTTTGCCGACAGTCCTGATATGCAAAAGGCCTTCGATGCGTATGCCAACGAAGTGAGAACCCGCATGACTACTCCGGGCATTTCAGCCTTCATTGACAGGGACAAGATTCTTGGGAGCACGAAACTTGGAAAGGTCTTCGGACATGACCTGCTTTACAGGTATTTCCCACAGCTCAAAGACGTCGAGGTTAGGTTTGTTGACATCCATGGTGCTAGGGCAATTCGCACAATGTACGGTACGTTCATTATTGAAATCGGTGCCCGTGCCCTAGCTTCCGCTGAGCTCAATTTGCCCGTCGAATTTGACAAATTCAAGGCCGACGCCGAGTCGCTCAACAGCAAATTCTCCGGTAGCAACTACGTCACCGGCCTGTTTGTCCACGAGGTACAGCACATTTTGCAGAAAATGGGCAACCTGCTGGACGACGAAAAGGCCATTCAGGGAGTAGCCAACGAAGCTATTAAGGAAAACTTCGCCAAACTTTTGGGTGTGGACTACACGGATACCTCTCCTGCTTCATACTTCGACTTCAAGCATGGCATCAGGCAACAGAGGATGGTGGACGCTCTGGTCAAGTCCAACACTCCCCCCGTCATCGCCAGCTTAGAGTATTCGGCGAAGCCAATCGTCAGGTCGGCCGTGAGGAACATGATGGAATTTGCGACGGCAGAACATAACGCCGGTCGCCTAAGCGACGAACTGTACAGGGCCGCAGGAGACCTTCACTACAAGGCCGGTCGCCTAGATACCATTGCGGATGCCTATACCCTCTACAAGGAGCTGGACGCTTTCAAGGAGAAGGTCGGAGATGCCAGCCCTAGGTATGTGACCACCCTCGCTGAAAACAAGGAATTCAGGGCGGCAATCGCGGCAATGGCCATGGTCACGCATTACGCCAACATGGTAGACACTTCCGCTCCGTTCGGAAGGATGACCGAGCTACACAAGGCCATCACCAATTACTCCCGTCTGGAGTACGTCATGGACCCCGTCGAGCGACAAGCGTTCACGACCCAGCAACGCCGCGGACTCAGTCAGCTTGAGCTTGCGATGAAGGACAGGATTGCGGCCGAGAACACTTCGGTGCTCCAGATTATCGACGATGCCATGAACAAGGGCATCATGCGTGGACGAAGCCTTAGTCAGTCCACGGTCCTGATGTCCATTGCTGGCATCGGAGAAAAGGCCGATGACAACAAGGCCGCACAGATGTTCGGCAAGATGGCGTTGGTCAGGTACCTTGCGGCTAGGGCCAGCACCGAGCTGGACAACCTCGAAAGGTTCATCGTCCAGCAGAGCGGATGGGAAATCGACGAAAACGGAAGGCTCATCCTCACCAGCGGTCATTACCTCGTTAAGGGCGATTACCACGCCGCCGCTCAGGCGGCCGTGCAGCTTGGAAAGGAAAACCTTTCTTATGAGGGCGGCTCGTTCATGGCCACCGCAAAGGAGATGGGCAAGACCGGCCAGCCGATGACCTATACCATCAAGGATTTCGCCAAGCTTGCCGGATTCGTCATCGAGGCCGAGGACATCCTGTCCGTAGGAAATAGCGTCATCGACATCGTCAACTCCGACCGATTCCCGGCCATGGTGCTTGGCGGTGAAATCAGGACCGAGCTTTCCAAGCATGGCCTGTTCTCGGAGGACGCCGCAAAAGCCGTCCTGCTCGACTCAATCGACGAGGCGATGAAGGACCACATCTTCACGAAGAACGACCTGCTGAACATCCTCGCCTTCAACCACATCAATTTCAGCACGGCCCGCTCTGTTTCCGGAAAGGGCGGGGTTCCCTCCGCCAAGGGCATGAAGCTAGGCAAAGAGCACATGCTTAGGCTTACCAAGAACGACCCCTCTTACCTTGAGGGCGTGTTCAATGAAGTATCCGGCAGGAACAACCGGCCCGTAAGCCAAAAGACCTCCAAAATTACGCTCGGAAGGTATGTCTGGGACGGTGCCAAGATTAGCTTCAGCATGGAGAACAGGCCCAGCTGGGCATCCATGGAAGATTGGACTGCGTTCAGGAAACGCGTCGATAGCGGCATGTTCATTAAGAACCTGCCAAAGGTGGCAGTCGGAACGGAGTACGCCGTTATGCTCAACGACAGGATTAACAGGGCGACCATGCTCATCGGACCTGTCGTACAGCAAGCCGTCAAAAAGATTGAATCCAACATCGAGGGAGACCCGAAGCTTGCCCGCAGGCTTTACGGACTCCTTCTGGACGACATGGCGGCGGCTACTGTCGAGCTTGTCGCAGGTGCACATTTCCCGATTACTACGCTGGACAGCGGATTGTTCGAAAACGTCGGCTCTTTCTTCGGTGCGGGCGAGGGCTCTTCCGCAATCCTGAAAAAGAGGCTTGGATTTAACGCAGAAATCCCGACCGCCTACGGAGAAAAGCACGGCATTAGGTCTATCAGGCATTCTGGCTTCGTTCCTTCGGCACTTTCCGGAATCTTCGGTGCATACATCCATGACCTGAAGGACGCACAGACGGTGGCTTCCACGGACGTTGCCGAAACACGTGCATACGGAAGCAACATCGACGCTTTCCAAGCCGAGAGACTTGATGATGTTCCGACCTCGGAGCCAAAAGCCTCGCTCATGCATTACGATGAGCAGATGGCCGGAACCTACAGGCAGATTCAGCAGAACCTCCCCGGAAGCTCGCAGATGCTAGATAACATCATGTACTCCTTCGGAAAGACCGTGGAGGACCACAGGGAAAGCCTTGAAATGCTTGGGACCGTCAAGCGTGAACTCAATGACATCGCCACGCTCAACGAGCTGGACGAAAACTTCTTCGAGGATGACTCGGACATCGTCAGTTACCTTGAGAATCAGTCGGACCTAGGTGGGTTCATGAGCAAGTACACGTTCGCAGAACTTGCCGCCCTTCCTCTTGAGACTAGGGCCGCACTCGTACAGCCGCTCATCAGCGACGTCAGCAGGCGTATCTCCAGCATCGAGTCGCAGGTAGCCCTTGCCATGAAGGTCATGGACGTGTGGCGTGCCGGACTTGGTTCTAGGGATGCAATCTTCAAGTCGGCGGCAGAACAGAGGATTTCTCCTCAGTTCAGCACGGAACTTCAGTACATCGTACCGTCCGGCCTGATGATGACGCGAGGACAGACGCTTACCGGCGTCTTCGGTGCCGTAACGGCCGAAGGCAAGGGAATCGTCTCTGTTGACCCGTTCTCCGTAAGCTTCGACGGCCTTAATTCCTACAAGATGACGTCCGAAGGTCGTGGCATCCCGGCAGACGCTATCGAAAAAATCAACAGGACCCTCACGAACGTTGAAAGCTATGTAGGATTCTCCCTGTTTAATTTGCAAAGGCCGCAGAAATTCAGGTGGAAGGAATTGCTGACAAACCCAACCAAGTTTAAGCAGGACATGGAGCGTTCCGTCGGAGGATACGACCGTGCCAAGGTGTTTGTAGAATACCTTGAAAAGCTCACCGACCCTCAGGCGGTTTCTTTTATCAGTCTGTCCAATGAAAAGACCGCCTTGGCCCACTATGTCGGAGGCAACATCCTAGCCGTACAGTCCCTGATGGGCATGGTCATGCTCAAGAACGAGGGCGGACCCGACAACAATCAGAATCACATTCAGGCAAGCCTTCCGCAGATTATGTCAATCTTTGCGGACACGACCGGTCCTATGGCAAAAGCCTCCATCTCCGAAAACAAGAAGGTCGCGTTCAATGTGGAAAACGGAGTTCACCTAAGCCATTCCGCACTCGGTGCGGCTGTTGCACCCTATCTCTTTGCACTTCTTCAGAACGGACTTTCAAGGGCGACGGAAGACGGCCTAGTGGAACTTACCAATTTCGGTGCCATCACCAGCGATGCGTTCGCCTTCCTTGAGACGAAGATTGGAGAGGGCAACGCCACTCCTGAACAGTTTAAGGGATACGTCAACGATTGGGTGGCCGGAATCGGCTCAGAGGCAAAAAACCGCCTCGTGCACGAGCTTACCTCTCAGCATTCCTCCTCGGGCATACTGACCATGCTTGGTCTTATGTCCGGCGTAGCGTTTGAAAAAGAAGGCAAAAGGCTTCCTGATAACGTCGAGTTTACGCTCAGGGATTCCCTGAACTTCGGCTCTGCATACGGCATGGACCACCTTATGGGCCAGCATGCCGCCTTGCAGGGGTTAAACGATTTAGGGCCAAACAAGGTGGCCGCGATGCTCGGAGAAGTTATCGCCAACGCAATCCACGACGAACGTAATGAATTTTGGCATGGCGTCGCCGCCGGCATGGCCGCGATGAAGGATAAGCGTACGAAAGGATACAAAGCCAACTTCCATGAAAGCTATTCAAGCAGGAAGAATACCCCTGTGCGTAGGCTCCTTAATGACATCCAGCTCACGGACGACACCCAAAGCTTCCTGTTTCCGTTCTACTCTCCTCCTGTTGCTAAATTCAGGCATGACCCTGCATACACTCCGGGAATCCAGAACAAAGCGTACGAAGGTGCTTCCTTCGCACTTGAACGTAGTTTTGGTCCTTCTCACGGCGTCAAATATGAGCGTGGTTCTGCTAGGACCAATTGGGAATCGTTTGACAGAGACAATGGCATTGATGCCGCAATCAACTCCTTCGTCACACCCGTAGGCTACGTCGAGCAATCGAGTCGTGAAATCAGCATGCATGAAGCCATGGAGAATTCCATCGTCAGCCTTCGCGGGCTTCTTGAGGATGCCATGGTCTTCGGAGAAGATGAGGCCGGAAGCGGAAGAAATGTCCTCAAGCAGAAAGATTTGGGAGGAAGCGATTACTACACCACCTCAAATTACGTCATCGGTACGGGAGGAGTAACGTTGGCCAATTCTCCCGCACTAGGAAACGTGCTCAGTCAAAGTTTCAAGAGGTCGTTGATGACAAACCGTCTGGCCGCCATCGCGAAACAGCTAGGCAAGACCGAGCTTTCGTTCCCTGCCGGTCGTTACGCGGCATCCTCTTCTCCTAATCCGTCCTTCCTCCAAATCGTAAACACCGAAGGCAGGCAGACCGCCATGAAGAACGCCGGGCCCATGATGTGGAAGACGATGGCCGCGGCTGGCACCACCGGCATGGGCAACATGATGCACGGAAGGGATTACGGAAAGATTGGCTTTAGCTGGAGGCGTCTGGAGGACGGACGCATCATGGTCAACTTCTCTCCCGATACCAACATCGCCGCGAGCTACGACACCGTCCATGACGACAATTGGAGGCCGTCCATCGGTATTCCTCTTCTTCGTGCGGTAGGTTGGGATGCCAATGGAAAGACCGCCGTGTCTCAGTCCATCATCAGGAAGTCTATCCTGAACAGCTTCGCACACAACAACCCGATTCCGGCCAACATGGTTGGAAACAAGTATGTCTTCTCCTCCCTAGGAAAGAAGTTCGCCGCCATCGACCAAGCTTCAATCATCGACTACCTTCAGGGTGTCAGGAAGCTGATGACGGGCGACATCTACCTAGGAGGTAGCACCCAGAACAAACTGTCAGGCGGCACGGGAATGACTTCTCTACCGGGCCAAATGGTTCCCAAGATTAGGGAAACCTTGCAGAACCTCCTCGACGGAAACATCCCGTCCGGCAAGGAAGACCTCTATCACATGCTCGTATGCTGTGACGAGTTCATGCATGACGTTTCTCAGGAGTGGGCATACCAGACGTTCATTCTTCCGAAGGACGCGAAAATCGAAGACTTCAACGCGGCCGTGTTCTCGAACTATGCCTCCGCTGGAATCATCGACAGTCCTTGGTCTGCGTCTAGGTCGCTCAGGTCTGTCTGGGGAGGCAACGGCCCTACTGCCGCAAACAACTTCGGACAGATTTACCAACGTTTCTCCGGTCAGGGAGAATCCTATGCAAGGCTGGTTGACTTCATGATGAAGGAGGAGCCTAAGGCCAGCTCCGGCAACGCGGCACTTCAGTTGCTCGGCAAGGAAAAGGGAAGCGGTAGCGGAGGCGTCGGACCGGATACCCTGATGATGGAGGCAATCAAGTCTGCCAACATCGTGAACCAGAACATGCACGGCGACATGACCGCGGCGTTCCACCGAATCATGACCGGTGAGTCCGGTTACTTCCTGCCTGACAATGAAAGGTCGTTGGCCATGACAGGCGACAGGTCAGGAATCATCGAGATGATGTTCCCGGACAGGGGAGACCTTCAGCACTATGCTTGGGATTCCAACAAGTCTCTCAACCTTACGGTGTTCAAGAACGCCCAGAAGCGTTACACCATCGCTTGGAACGAGTTCGGTCCCATCGGTCAGGACGGACGCAGGCAGGTCAAACGCATCGTACGCAATCTGGACACGGAATCCGAGGCCAACGCCTTGGCGGACAAGATTGCCGCAGGAGGAATCAACGCGGAAGTGGCCAAGCTCACGCCAAACCCCGACTCCATCAAGCTTGAGGAGGTTTCGGCCACCAGCACGGCAACCTACCTCGTACAGAGGTCCAGCAAATTCAACCTAGTCGTACAGGCCGACACTCCCGTCTACGCGGATGGCGTGTGGGGCGTCGGCAACCTTCCCAAGGTATTCAAGACTGCCGAAGAAGCACGAAAGGCTTCCAACATCATCAGGAAGGGCGAAGTAATCACCACCGAAGCTCCAAAGCAGGACAGGATTTCCCTGTCCATCGGAGACCATAGGGTCGAAGAGCTTGAGAACTCCCTCAGGACTAGGCTCAACTTCGCACTCGGAGGTTCTCCGATTCAGTTCAGCTCCACGCTCATCAATTCCATCATCAAGGGAATGGATAAGCACAAGCGTATCAAGGAAGTCAGGACCGGCATCGAATGGTTCGACCTTCTTACCTCTAACAGGGTTTCCAAGGGAGAGATGCGTACGACGGGCATGGCCCACTTCCTTTACGCGAACAAGGACAACAACCTGAGCAAGAAAGACATCTTGGAGTACCTCAACGTCTTCTACCCTAGGCAGGGAAGGCAGCTGTGGCAAAGCGATGTGCCGAAGCTCAACGAGCAGATGAGCCTGTTGCAAATCAGGTCTCCGCACAATGAGAACTATCAGGTCTCGAAGATGCTTTACGCTGGCAGGACCCTGTCGCTCATGCAGGGACAACTTAACGCAATCGAACATGCAATCACCAAGGCCTCCGATGAAAACAGGCCTGCGATGGAGACAGCACTTCAGGCACTCAAGGACATTCATCTTAACAGCCTCAAGGAAGCGTATGAAAAGACCTATAGCAAGGATACCGTCGTAAGGCTTGTCGAGGAGCTTGGGCTTACCGGTAAGCCGTCCCATGAAATCGTCAGCGGAATCTTCAAGGCCCTTGCGACCGACCCTGACAGGGTAATGGAATTCTCGGCACCCCTGCTTGAGTACTACAGGCTTGGGTTCAACGAGTCCGCCAAGAAAGCTTCCGCAGAATCGTTGGCCGCATTGTCTGGAATCGAAATTTACATCCCTGACCCGGCCACCATCAGCGTGGACGAGCTGGCTAAATACGACCTCAGTCTCAAGAATTGGGAGACCAACGCCGAAAGGTATTGGGACACCCACATCAAAGACCAAAAGGATTTCGGATTTTACAAAAATCGTGACGCCGGATACAGCGGATACACTTCCGGCCTTGGCGAACATGTCTATCAGGCATTGTTCACGGAAAGCATGCCCGTTGATGAGGAATTCAAGAATTACATTGCGGCACTTGCCCAGAACGCCAACGACGGGCAAAACCCTCCGGAGCTCAGGAAGAAATACTTGGACTCCCTTCAGGCGGCCAAGCACATCATGGCAATCAAGAAGGCCATCGCCGACGGATACGCTAGGACTTCCGGTTCCCATAGGGGTGCTCCATTGGGCAACCTCATTGGACACCTCAGGCTTACGGATGCCAGCGTCGCTTCCGTCATTCCCGTGCAGAGTCCGGTCAGCAGGGCTTACGACATCCTGAAAAAGAACAGCGATGAATCCGCCAAGCAAATTCCTGTCACCTTCGTCGAAGAGCTTCAATCCGACACCTACCAACGCAAGGAGTTTGGTGCTAGGCCGGAAGAGGGGCTTTCCCTCTACTCTTCGTTCAAGGAAATCGAAGAGAACCCGGCATTGAAGAAGGAGATTAATGCAATCATCGAGCGGTTATCTGCCAATAGGATGAATCTCAACGAGAAGCGTTCTTGGCTGAGCAACACGGCTAGGCAGTACGTCAGGCGTCACTTCACGGCCTACATCAACAAGGAAATGGCCAAGAGGGATGTAATGAACTCCGGTCCGTTCCTCAGGTTCGTTATCTCTAGGGATGACGACCCAAGCGTATGGACTTCTAGGGGCAACGTTTCCGTGCCAGAAAGCCTTACCAAGAACTACGGATTGCCTGCTAAGATTCCAGACCTTTACCCGGTCGGAGAACTTTCGGACAATGCTACTAGGCTTTATCGGAGGATGGTGGACGAGCCGATTAACCAGCTTCTCGACGGTGCAATCAACGCTTACTTCCTAGGAGTCGAAAAAAACATGCCCGGATTCGGAGGCATGAGCTATGGTTATTTCCTTAACGGGGGCCATTCGATGGAGCTGAGGATTCAGGGCATGGCCAAGTATCTTCTGGCACTATCTCCCGAGTTCATCGCACACACGGCTGAAGTTTCCGATTTGTGCAAGGTGGCTGATGGTGCCGGAGGAATCGCTAAATTCGACAAAATCGATTTCGACAAGCTGGCGGCTGATTGGGCAGCAAAAGTAAGGCTGTTGTCGGAAAACCAAGAGTTCACGTCAGGACTTGTGGAACGTGGCATGGTTACCGTCCAAGACGTCGCGGCCATGAGGAAGATGGCACGGATTTTGGAAGACATGTCCTCCGGAGAGGCCAAGAACATCGCCTATCAAGACACGAAAATCAGCATGACCGACCAGCATGGTTCGCAGTCTCCTCTGCCTACCGATGACCCGATGTTCCCAGACCACAAGACCATGTTCGAAGGTCCGTCCGAGTCTGAACTCAGGGCCTTCGTCATCGCTTTCTGCAACCGTGCCAGCATTTCCGCTCCCACGCCTGCTGACGCCATGCGTCTGGCCCGTGAGTCTGGCATACTCGAAAACAGGCAGTACATGAGCCCTAGGACCATGATGGCTAGGACCGTCAACTTCCTAATGGACGCCTCCGGCGGTGACATGGAGCAAGTGACCGACGTGCTGGCCGCTGGTAACCGCGACCTAACCGGACAGATGATTCGTGATTTCGTCAACGGCGTGTACAAAGGCAAGTCCGGCGAAATGAGGGCTGTCGATTGGTTTAACAGTTTCTACACATCCGACTACCCGGCATCTTCGAATTTCAGGAGCAATTTCGGCTCCCTGTTCAAGAACATGGACTACGACATGGATTCCGTCAGCGGCCTGTACGAGTCTCAGGGAACCCGATACATCCAGCACAGGGCACGTACGTTCCTTGGTAAGACCATGGAATCCATGGCTCCTGCCATCGCCGTGCTTCATGAAAGCTTCAAGGAGAACTCCGAGACCGAAAAGCTCAAGGCACGTCAGGCTGAAATTGCCAAGAAGACCGGCCTGACTCTGGACGAAGACGGAGACTTGGTGACTAACGTAATCCCAGACGGCATGCCGCACGGCGAAGACAACGCCTACAGGCCCATCATGGTAAACTTCTACGTCATGAGGGCTCTCCAAAAGAGGCAAAGGGGACTTGTCATTGCCGACGCCCGACACCACAGAAGCCGATACAGTTCGTCCGGATATGTCAACTTGGGTGTCAACCTAGGCGGCGGCAAAACCTTCATGCTAAGCGGATACTCCAACACGGCCAAAATCGGACCGGAGGCCGCTTACGTTTTGGACCTTGTGAGGAAGCGTGGCATGATGAACAAGCTCATCGACCGGGTAAGGGCCGAAAACCTAGATTTCACCAGCGAGGTGGAAATCGAAGGAACCAAGAAGTCCGTATCCAGCTGGCTCATCGACGCTGGCAAACAGGTCATCGATGAATTCCCTGATGCGTTCTCAGAGGAGAAAAACAAGGACAAAACGGTCAGGAATTACACCGCAGTCATCGAATCGGTCTACAAGAAGAACAAAGAACTCAAAGAAGGCGGGTATGCTCAGGACAAGCTTGATGAAACCTACCGAGGCGTCAACGACTCCGATGACATGAAGAAACGCATGTCCAAGGTGACGGCTTCTCCGGAAGGCATCCTTGTGGCCATGCCTTACGACAAGACTCATGGATACGCCGTCAACTACGGTGCACCCATGTGGCTCAATGAATACTACTACGCTGGCAATCCGAGGAAAGCCATCGAGGCCGTGTCGCATGATGCGTTTGAAAAAGCGTCCATCGCGATGGCCAACGACAAGACCTACGTCGTCCTAGCTCCTAACGGAAAAGTTCTATTTGAGAAGATTGCCACGATGGAAGAAGCGGAAGAACGTGCGGCACAGGCGTCCAAGTATCTTGGCAACGTGCCCCATCTCACGATGTTCCTGAAGCAATACTCTCGTGTAGGTGCCTACGTCATGGAGGCGTTCATGCAATCCTCGTTCAGGAGTGCTTCGCACCAAGTCACAACCGCCGCAAAGCAGGAAGGATTCATCAGGAACCCTGCTGGCATGAAGGAGTTCACCGACCTAAGGGCAGGTAGCGGGCTTCAGGGCCTCACCAAGGAAGCCTACAATGAAGGCAGGTACTCGGAAGTATTCGCCGGTCCTGCCAGCGTTGCTGATGAGCCTTTTAGCGATTTCGCTGACCAAGCGAATCTCGCGACTCTTCGTTCCTCCAAGGCAGAAGCGATTGGGCCGTACGATATCAGGTCGGAAGGCATCGGATGGTCCGCACCTGTTCCTATGATGTTGCATGCCATGGGTCTGGATGCCAATTCCAGCTCTCAGGAAATCGCCGCTGGCATGTCTAGGGTCGTGTCTTTCAACGGACCGATGCTCGTCATCAAGCCGAACTTCCCGACCGCAAGCCACGCTTCAGAAATGGCCAAGCTAATCGTCGATGGCGTCACGCTGATGTCCCTCGGAGACCAGAGCAACCAGACCAAGGTGGCCGCCATGAAGGACGCATACAATTGGTTCAGGACACCCAAGCAGACCCGAGACGATGAGTCCCGACCCGCTCGATGACCTAAAAGACAGCGGGTGGCTCATGGCCGCACTCGGTGCCATGGGTGCCTTGCTTCGCCTGCTCATCAGCGACGAAGAGCATAGTTGGCTGGTGTGGGTACGCAGGACCATAGCCGGTGCACTCATCGGTATCATCTGCTATTTCGCGGTGCACGGCTTGGTGGCCCCCATTTACGAGGCGGTCATCTACGCCGTGGCCGGTACGTTTGCACCAGAAGTGGTGGAGCTGGCCCGGCGTCGCGTCCTTCGAATCAAATGAGATACCTAGCTCTCGTCATTCTGTTATGCGGTTGTGGGTCAGCACCCAAGCCTGTCGTCCAGCCTGAGCCGCCAAGCAAAAGCAAAGATGCTTACGTTGACCGGCTTGAGCATGAGGCCAGCGAAGGTGCCGCGGCCATCATCGTAGCCAAGAAGAACGTTGAAGGTAAGGGCAAGCCGTTGCTTGACCTCACCGAGACGCGGCTGTCTGGCATCAAGAAGCCTACGGCCGAACAGGTGGACAAGTTCGACAAGACCATAACCAACTCCAAGGCACTCGAAGCCGAGCAGACCAAGGCCAAGCAGGTGGACGCAGAGACCACCAAGATGGCCAAGGTAATCGCAGACAAGGACAGGGAGAATGAAAGCCTGAGGAACAGCATCTCGGCCATGAAGAAGGAGGAAGCTTGGAAAGAGGTCCAAGACACTTTCTTGCTTATGGCTCTCGCATTCGGATTCGCAGGGGCCGCATTCATGGTTGCAAATACGTTCATCGGCAAAGGCCTGAGGGCCGGTGTCATCATGTTCCTGCTTTCTGGCGTGTGTGCCGCCACGCCGTTTGTCCTAAGGGACGTGGTCGAGGCGTTGTGGTTCAGGTGGGCCTTGGGCATCAGCGTCGGCGTAGGCATCGCGTACGGCTTGTACGCTGGCCTGCATACCCACAGGGAAGTAAAATGCCGCTTGCTCAGCCCTAAAGGGCGGAGAGCATAGAGTCTCACCCGGTGCAAACCGTGCGTGTGTCGTGGGGGTGGCTCAGCCTTAATGGTACGCTGGTCGTACCGCCCTTGCACAAACAGAAAGGGCCCCGAGTGGGGCCCTTGTTGTTACTGTGCCTTGGTATCAGGCAGAAGCGAGAAGGCGTTCCAGATACTTCCGCTGTTTGGCGGAGAGCTTCGGGGCTTCCTTCTTCTTGGCGTCGGTGGCCTCGCCCTTGGTGCGGGGCTTGTCGCTCGCCTTGTATCCACAAAGGACTGTGATGTCCTTGACCTTGCTGGCCTCGCAGTACTTCCGGAATGCGACTTCACGGATGACTGCACCGCGGATGATTTCGGAGCGGCTCACGCCGGTTGCGACGGCGATGGCTTCGAGTTCAGCGAGTACATTCTTGGCGACGGAAGTGCTGATGACTTCGTTTCCAGCGATGGACCCGATGAGGGCGGCGTTGATGTGGGTGACCTTGCGGTCGCCGACATTGCGGTGATACCGCTGGCGGGGTGCCGGTGCGGTCTGGGTGTTTGTGCTGTTATGCATGTGCGTGTGCGGGTGGAAAGTTAATGGCCCCACTAGGAATCGAACCTAGATTAAGCGTTTAGGAAACGCTTGTCCTATCCGTTGAACGATGAGGCCAAGTTATTTAGAACGGTACGTCGTCCGAGGAGATGACCTCTTCGTGCTGGGCCTCGCGGTTGTCGCGAATCAGGTCAAGGGCTTCCCGGAGGGCGATGTCCTTGTCGCTAATCTTGCCGTTGTAGGGCTTGGGCTGGTACTCCTTAATGTACCAATCGAGCGAGTTCTTGGCGAGGTCGCCGAGGCGTGAGCCCTTGTTCTTGCCAAAAGGCAGGATGAAGTCGAGGGCCTTGGCCAAGTCGGAGTTGCTACCCGGAGCGACGATGGGAGCCTGAGCGACCGGAGCCTTGGGGGCAGGAGCGGCAGGAGCCTTCGGTGCTTCCTTGGGAAGCTGGATGAGCTTGGGAGCAGGGATGGTGCGGACCTCGCGGTCGGACTCTGCGTCGTCATCAGAAGTAGCCAGATTCGCAACGCCAGCGATGGCATAGCGTCGCAAGTACGAGACCAGCGAGCCTACGTCCTGACCCTTTACGCCGTCAGCGACAGGCATCAGGATGGTGCGGGAGAAATAACCGCCGGACGAATGGATGACCATGGTCTCGACGCCGATTTCACCGCGGTTGACGCTGTTCGACACAGGGAACTGCACGATGGCGAGTTCGTACTGAGCGAAGATTGCCTTGGTGGCCGCGATGTGGGCACCGAGGGTGGCGTAGACGTTCTTGTGGAACGGGTTGGTGGCGTCGGCTACGACGTCACGGGTGCGGGCTACCGCGGCTGTGTATGCGGCCGCGAATTCGGGTGTGATGTTAGTACTCATTTTTGGGTGGAGATGGTGAAGGTGTTGCTGTCGTTGGTGACGAAGTTGATGAGGATGAGACGCATGAAGTCGGCACGGGAGATTCCGATTTTTTCGGCCGTGTCCTTCAGCTTCGTCGCATGGGGCTCAGGAACTTTGACCCAAAGGAGCTTCGAAGAGTTATCGTTGGTGGTTTTGTTTGGTTTCATGGAAGAGGCTGTTAAGGAGGCTGGTGATTTCAGCGGCCCGGACATGCGGGTCACGCAGGTCGATGCGAATCGGGTTGTTGACGGACTGCCAATGGCGTCCGAACTCGCGAAGCTTAAGGCTGAGGCTACCCCACGTCTTGTACCCGGATTGGTAGAACTGCTTGCACAGGTCGTACAGGTGCGGGTCGTTGGAGATGTAGTTGGCGACCTCCCACGTTTCGTGGTTGGCGTAGCCGTTGTAGGACTGTGCGGTCTTGTCGGGCATGTTAGTCGCGGTAGGTTTCGGCGATGAACTGCTCAAAGGCGTTGCGGAGCTTGTCTACGCAGACGTCGGAGTCCTTCTTCAGGTACACCGGCTTCTTTCGGTATTCGGCTCGCTTGGCTTTGACGTAGTCTTTGAGTTCACTCACAAGCTCGCAGAGGTGCTTGTTGAGGTTGTTTTTCTTTTCTTCGATGGCATTCATGGTCGTGTGTGTGTGTGGAAATTGGTGGGGGCTTTGCACCCCCTTGGGCTTACTTGGCTTTCGCTTCGAGGGCCTGCACCTTCGCCGTCAGTTCCTCAATACGCTCAATAAGGGCGTTGTGGAGGTGGATGACAGCAGAGGCCTTGCTGAGGTCGAGTTCGCTGAACTTGATGCCCAGACCTTTGATGGTCGGGTTCTCGATGTTCTGCTTCTCGGCCTTGATGACGTCGATTTCCTTTTGGAGGTCGGCGAGTCGGGCATTGATGTGGTCAATGTTAATCATGGTCGTGCTGGTTGGTTGTCGTTGGTTATACCCTGCTTTCACAGGGTCGAGGTAGATGATGCAATAGCTTTTGTAGTTTGAATCAAGTTTTATTTCGTCTTTTTTATGTCCGGCTGAGGCGTCCATTTGTTCTTGGAGTACAACGACTTCCACATTTCGAGCACCTCTTTGCCGTGGTTGGCCACGATTTTTTGTTCGTGTGGCGTCAGCAATTTGAGGCCGGGCTTGAGTCGTTCAGGGCGACGCTTCTGGCTCATCGGGCGGCTACGCGTTCAAACAGGTCGCAGTCCTTGAGCCGTGCGACAAAGGCCGCACCCGTTTCCTTGTCGTGGAATCGTTCGAGCAACGTCTCTCCGGTCAGGTTCGTAGTGATAATCGTAGGACGCTTGTGCATCGTACGCTGGTCTACGAGGGCAAACAGGCATGAGGCCATGCGTTCAGTCATCTTCTCTTTGCCTAAGTCATCAAGGAACAACAACGGCACGTTGGTCATCTGGAGCATCGTCTTATCCCACGAACTGTTGCCCCAAGACGAGGCGATGCGGGCCTCGAGCTCGAACATGGTCAAGAACAGGTACTTGTACTTGTGATTGTCCTCGTTCCAAAGCCGGTTGGCGATGAACCAAGCCGTACGTGTTTTCCCCTTACGGGTCGTGCCGTGGATGAGCAGTCCCTTGCCCGAAGGCAGATAGTGCTCAGCCACCATCTGAAGCTCGCCCAACCGACTAGGGTCGGTGTCGGCGAAGAGCTCAGGCATGGGCGTCTCGGGCTTAGGCTTCTTGGGCATGCCAAAGGACATCACCATCTTGTCCCAAGCCACCATGCATGGCTTGCACAACGTCTCGTAGATGGCGATGTTCTCGGCATACTCCCGGATGTGGGCCGGGTTGTTGCAGTTGAAGTTACGGCACAGGGGTGCCTCAGAACCCTTTGGCGTGGTCATTGTCGGTCTTTGGTTGAATGTTCGAGGGGAAACCCTTCTTGGGCTCAAAGATGCCCTGCCAGCCCTGCAGGAGGCTCTGCTCGACTGCCTGAGCGGCCTTCTCGGCCCCCCAAGACGCAAAGCAGGTATTCCAGCGTTCGACGTACTCGTTGTTCGTGGGCCAGCGACGGGAGCGGCGGAAGGACAGGAAACGGTCCCAGACGGCCGCTAGGGCGGCATTGGACCGGATGAAGGAGTCATTGACCAAGACAGGCTCATCTGACCCCTCCGCCTGTTCTATAACCTTGTATCCATCCTTATTACTATCTGGGTGAAGATTTTTTCGCCCCTTAGGTGAAGAAACTTTCACCCCCCCGGTGAAAGGCTTTTCACCCCGGTCCAGAGTATGGCTGATGATGTCCCAGAGGACGCCATCCTCGTCCTTGCGGACGTAACCACAGTCAATCAGGCGGCAGATGCTGTACTGCGTGTTTCGCACGGACTGACCCATGTACTCGGACAAGCTCTCGCGGGTGGCGAAGCACCCACGCTCGTTGCACAGGATGTGAATCACCCCGAACAGGAACTTATCGGATTGGGTCAGCCGGGCGTCGAGGAACACCCGTGACGGAATCCAGATGCCCTTGAATTCGAAATCCTTAGCCATTGAGGTAGTCGATTCCGTGGAACTGTGCGGTGTCCGGGCGTCCGTTGGCTTCCCACCAGAGCATCTTGTGGATGGCTGACAGGTAACGCTTACGTCCGGCGATGAGCATCTCGTCGCTGACCTTGAACACTCGGGCGTCGTGCGGCTCCTCCTTGCTCACAGGGATGTAGTAGAAGTCGTTAGGCACCGGCTTGTAGGCGGTCATGAGGTCCGAATAGAACGCCGACTGAATCGCCCAACCGTTGTTGTACGAGGCTCCCACCACCGACGTGATGTCGGCGATGCTCTTGAGGTCCTTGGTCACGAGCTTGTCATCCGACAGGCTAAGCCAATCGAACTTCGCCTTCAGGCGTAGCGGTGCACCCTTGAACTCGCCTTCGGTAACCACGGCGTCGGCCACGATGCATTGCTCGACGACGTACTTGGCACCGACTGCGGTGCTTTGGAACAACGTGCCCAATGCCTTGGCCATGGCGTGAATCTTGTGGAAGTCCTCCTCCTTGAGCACGGTCTTGTCACCGCTCTCAGCGACGAATGCCTCCCACGTAGCCTTACCGGACGATGTGCGGCGGTCGCATTGTGGTGCGACTGCGTAATGCCCGTAGAACGTGCTTTGCTCCAGCACGTAGTGGTGCAGGGCTGAGCCGAAGATGAGGGCAGGGCCAATCTCCGGGTTCTTGAGCCGGTACTCGGCGTAGGAGGGCGACACGTTGTAGCAGTCCTTGATGTAGGACTGATTCAACGCGGCCATCGGCCGGTACTCAGACTCGCTGAGGTTAAGGAGCTTGGCGTTCTCAATCTTCAGACTGATGACGTTGTCCCCGTGGATGTCGTAGTGCTTCATGCTTTGTGTTGGGTGGAAATGGTGGCCCGCTTAGCCGCCTCGACGCTATGGTTGCGTAGGTCGAGTGCGGACAAAGCAAGGGTCTCGGCGTAAGGGTCTTTCGAGGACGCGTATTCCTGATGCAGGTAGGACGCAATCCGGGCGAGTTGCCAAAGCTTGAGGGCCTCAGGACTCTTGGGCTGGGCCTTGCTCTTTGTTTTTAGGATGTTCATTGACGTACTTGGTGACGTTCTCGATGCCCTTCTCGATGTCGGCCTTGATTTTCAAGGCCTGCTTGTGGCGGTCTTCGAGGTTGATGAGCAGGTTCTTGGCGTCGGTATCCGACTCATTGAGGATGAGCAGGAGTTGCTTGGCCTTGAACAGCGAGGGTGCTTCACCCTCGCCGCGGATTGCCCAATCGAGCAACGGATTCTTGTACAGATGCATGGTCGTTAGCTTAGGTTGAGGGTTTTTTCCAAGTCGGCCAAGGCCTTATCGATGGCGTCGGTTGCCCAGACGTGTCGCGAGAAACGGACTCCGCGTGATGCGAACTCCTTCTTCACGGCTTCGAAGCGGGCCTTGAGGGCATATGCCCGCTGGGTCACCTCGTCGCTGGCGGAGCCGCCGCCTTGGATTTGTACAACCGAGATGTAAGGCTTGTTGACCTTGGTCACCTTGTTGTTGGGTTTCACCCCAGCGATTTCGCTGAGATTGATGTACTTGTGGTTCTTCATGTTCGTGTGTGTGGGAAGTTAGCTTTGCTTGGCGAACTTGAGCTTGTCAATCAGTTCGAGAATCTGAGACGCGACGTCGATGTTCTCTTCGCTGTTGAGTACGCAGTTGCTGAGGTAGATGCGGTCTTCACGTGCCTCGACGTAGGTGCGTCGATAGTGCTCGGGCTTGGCATCCGGGTTCAGCTGGCTGTGGATTTTGTCGTTGAGCTTCTCGCACACGGCCTCGAACGATTCGAGCTTGGCGAGGTAGTCGGCGTGAGGCTTGGCGAGTTCTTCGGCCTTATTGTATCCGGCCTCGACGTCCTTGAGCGTCTCGAAGAACAGTTGGACGTAGTGCTTGAAGAGGCGATACGGCTTGTCCGTCTTGAGTTGCTTGTACTTGCCGTCCTGCAGGTAACTGTAGGCCTTGTGCACAGGGTGCAGGTCCGGCTCTTCGGCCAGAGCCTTGGGCGTGAACACGTCGAATCCGTAGTCAGGGCCGACGACAAGCTTGCACTTCTCGTTCCAGCGAGAGCCATGGCTGGCCTCAATCTGGAAGATACTGCAGGTGTGCGTGGGATAGCGGGACAGTTCGCCTTCCTTCTTGAGAGCCTTGAGGGCCGGGATTTCCAGCCACTTCTCAATCTGTTCGTTGCGACGGCGGATGTGGCTTTCGAGGTAGGCTTCGTCCACCTTGATGGTGGCCGCGAAGTCCTCGCCCCAACTGCCGTCCTCGTTCTTGCGGAAGGCGAGGTAGTAGCCCTTGTGCAGGTCGAAGCCTGCGACCTCGTTCCAGATGGCCTTGAGGTCACGCTCGATGCCGTCGTACAGGCCCTTGCGAGTGTCGTTGCTGTAGGTGTTGCCCTTGTTGAAGGACGCGATTTCCACGTTACAGTTGATGTTATTGATGGTCTTGATTGTCGTATTTCTCCGTGTGTGTGTTTGTGTGTGTGGTGGGAAAGTGTGGCCCCGAAGGGCCCGCTGTCGTTATCGGGCGATGAGGACGATGATTCCGATGAAGGAAGCGAGGTCCAGAGCCGCCGCGATGGCGATTAGCGTATTGATGCTGATGTGCATGTTCGTGTGTTGTGGTTGTGCCCGTTAGGGCGGGTTAAAGTGATGCCCCGCTAGGGGCGTTTAGGCACCTCGTGATTGAGGATGATAGCCAAGGCCACGTGTTAGGACGCCAAGATGATGGAGATAACGGGAATCGAACCCGTGCGTGTGTCGTTAGGAATCGGTCACGCCTTCCAAGTATCCCCAAATGGGTGCAGGGGTAGGATTTGAACCTACGACCTTCAGCGTATGAAGCTGGCGAGCTAACCGGACTGCTCTACCCTGCATTAAGTGGGAGTGGGCCTAAGGACTTGAACCTCAGTAGGCAGGGAGTAGGAGTCCTGCCGCTCAATGTACCCACGTAGAATTGTAGCAAGCCGTGGAGTCGAACCACGAAGGCTGGGCTTATGAAACCCGCCTGATGAACCGCATCGCCTGCTGAAGAACACGTCAACCTCATCGGCTGACTCAAACGAACATGTGTTCTCCTTGTCCTAGGTCAAGCATGTGTAGTCGAGAATTTGTATGATTTACGTAAGTCGTTGATATACAACGAAATCAAAATCACTCCGGCCACGCATTTTCCCACTTATCAGCCACCTGCCAATCGTCAGACCGGTGCGAACGCACGAACATCGGTGCATGCTCACCCATGTAGGCCGCACCTCGTATCGTATTATAGGATACATACTCGTCAGCCATCTCGAAGTGCTCAGGCGTGGCCGAGACCACGAGCTTGTCCAACGTCTTGTATTTGAATTCATCATACGCGTATTGCAACGCATACAGATGTTCAATCATGTTGAGGTCGTACACGGCACGACGTGCACCGCTGGCCTCCTCGGCCACGCCGATGCATGCGTAGTCCAACCAATCACGTGGTTCCAACATAACCATCTTGCCTATGGCCTGAGGGTCATACATGTTGGTCTTATTGATGAAGGCCTCAACTCCACTTACGCCTAGCTTGGCTCGTATCGGGTTAGTGGCCTTCGTTGCTTTATTCCCTTTTCGTTTGTGCGTTGCCATAGACCATACACTCGACCGGAAACCGAGTCAGAGCAAGCCAATGCACATTGACGTCTATGCTGATGAGCGAGCCTTAGCTCATGCCATTGCACTCATCGAGTCTGACAATGTGCCCACGGCCGTAGGCGACAAGACTCACCCGGATGGACCGGCCATCGGTGCGTTCCAGATTCACCAGAGTGCGTGGATGGACATCAGCGACATACGAGCCAAGCTACGCCTGCCTGTGCACCCTTATCACGACGCATTCAAGCCACTAGTCGCGCGAGAGTATGCAATCACGTTCCTGCGTGCCGTAGTGGCTAGTTTTCGGAAGCACCACGGTGCACCGCCCAGCCCTCAGCTCCTGTATGCCATGTACTCGCTAGGCCCGAGCACCATCGCCAAGGTGCCCAACATGCAAGGCCTGCGTAAGACATTTGATGCCCACAGCTCATCGCTCATGACCTATGACAAGGCCATCACCAAGCCCCTGACGTCCATCGGCTATTCCCGGGCTATGGCTTCACGCAAGATGGCCACAGGCGAACGCTATCAGAATCTCATCCACGCACACCATGACTCCCTCCGACAACTCGGCATCCCGCTCCTCTGGCTCGACTAGAGCCAAGTTCGACATCGACCTTCAGTATGGTCAGGAAGGTGAGCGATGGCTCGCATGGCTAGGCACAGACCAAGCCAAGGTAGAGGTGAAGACCGAACGCGACACATGGGCCACCACAGGCAATGCCGTGTTCGAGTATGAGTGCAGAGGCAAGGCCTCAGGCATAGCCATCACAGAGGCAGACTATTGGGTGCACATCTTCAAGCTTGGTGATGTCCCGGCCATGTGCCTCGTATTGCCTGTCCAAGACCTCAAGGAGGCCCTACGTCAGGCCATACGCACACCGGCCATTTTCGGGGCTCGGCTCGTATCAGGCGGCGACGATAGTGCCGCCAAGGTCATCCTCATGCCCATACCATCACTCTGGCTGATTGCCTGCCGCACCTTACCATTCGCCATCCAAGGCCGGATGATGAAGTGAACATGACGTCACCCTGACCATGACCTAATCGGGCTTCCTAGGCCATCCTAGAGCCTGAATCGATATGACCCTAGATGACCCGACGCGAGACCCATGGTAACCCTGTAATAGAGACCCCCCATGTCAAGCCCCCTAGCCTCATTCTACCGGTTTGACACGCTAATCGTGTGTGATTGGGTCATGTATCATGTCCGACTAGACATAATTCATGTTGTGCGAAGTTCAATCCTGACCATCTGGCTCAGGTTCTGAAGGGGGCGGGGGGGGTCGAAGGTCTGGGAATGGTGATTCGCGTGACGGATTGTCATCCGTTATCGTTTTGTCCAAAAAAGACTTAGGGTCCTGAGCCCAAGACAGGTACTTGGCCGTGCTATCCGGCTTCTTCTGGGCTAGTTCGACCTCGATGGCCTCGTCAGAGTCGAGCTTTACCCCCTGACCCTTGGACTTGAGCATGGCAGAGAGGGCTTCGTGGCTGATGCTAAAACGGTGCTCTACGACCGCCTGAGGCTGGTCTTGGAGGGTCTGAATCTTGTCGATGGCGATACCCATGGCGATGGGTACTTGGCTGACGTGGAGGTTGTCCAGCTCATCGACCAATTTTTGGGAGGCCCGCTGGACGAAGGCTTTCAGGTTGCGGACGGTGGTAGCCTTGAACTCGTCCTGTAGCCCGGTGGACTCGGGCATGGACTTCTTGATGGCGGTCACGTTGTTGGGGGACATCTTGACCTGCTTGGCGACCTCAAGGACGGGCATGCCAGCCCGGAGCAGTTCCTCGACCTTGTCGCGGCGTTCCTTGCCGACCCGCTTGGCCGAGTGGTTGGAGGATGGGTTGGTATCAAGTCTCTCGTTGTCCATTGTTGACAAGCTGGGGATAGTGCGGACAACTGTCAACCTATGGCTGAGGATGTCCCCAACTATTTCGAGCGTAAGTTCGTCGTGGACATCGTCCCCATCAAGACGACGCATCAGTCCGACCTCCGAATCCTGAAGACCAAGGACAACCGGATGTTCGTGGGCAAGACCACGAAGTCCGCCATCAAGGCGTGGATGAAGGAGTTCGAGCTGAAGGCTAAGAAGCATGCTCCGGACAAGCCCTACACGGGACCGCTGGAGTTGACGCTGTATTTCGGGTTTCCGAACACTTTGAGCGACAAGGGCAAGACCGTCCACATGGCGACCCGTCCTGACTTCGACAATCTGGCGAAGGCCGTGTGTGACTCTTTGACCAACTGCGGATTCTGGTACGACGACTGTCAGATTGTTTTCGGCAAGGTCATGAAGTTTCGCACCGAGAAGCCATTTTTGGGCGTCTGGGTGAAGCGGGCCGAATACATCGATTCCACGCTAATGGGAGCCATCATCGACCATCTGAGCAAATGAGCGAAGTGACCCAATGGAAGGAATCTGACGTCGTGGAGCGTTTCGGCGTCCCTAAGGACGAACTGACGAATTTCAGGAAATCGCTCAACGAGGGCGAACATTGGGAACGCTTCCCTCAGGGCCGCAGGCCGCTCAGGACGTGTCCTATTGTTTTCACGCAATCCGGCTGGGATAAGGTCGTCGAGCGTTTCGGCCTGATTGAGGTCCATGCCAAGACGGAGGCTGGCAAGCCTCCCGAAGTCACCGTCATGAAGCCTGCCGAGAAGGACCCGGAGGTCATGGTGAAGGCTGACGTGCTCAGATGCGATTACCCCAACACAAGGGTAATGTTGGTCAAGTTAGAGAACGGAAAGTCGGTCTTCTGCAACGTTTTCGACTCAAGGCCGTTCAAACCGCGTATGCCCGTCGTAGTTAAGCATCGCGGCGGCAGGTACTTTTGCGAGCATCGCCCCACGTCCATCCTACGACTCAACACTCTCATCAAACGTAATTCTCCACAATGAAGAAGAACACCAAGAAGAAGGGCGGCAAGCGTTGCTAACGCCGGTCGCGAAACAAAAAGCCTACAACTAACATGCCTATCAATCCTTTCAAAGCAGGTCGTGCCGTCGGCAAGGGCGTCAGGTACCTGACCCAGCTCGGCAGTAAAATCGGCAAGGGCCTCGGTAGCTCCGTCGATAAGCTCGGTGCCGGTACCCGCAACACGCAAGCCGCCACCATCAAGGGTGTTCGCGGCGTTCGCGACGCGGCTCAGTCCGCTGGTCGCGGCATCGCTTCTGGTGCTCGTGAAGCTCGTCGTGGTTACAACGTCGGTCGTAGCGGTGGTCTGACGCTCGATGACGTCGCCAGCAAGTCTCCCATGAAGGGAGTCTCTCCCAAGAACTACGACAGCTGGGCCAAGAAAAACCCCGGCATCAAGGCCGCGGCCGACAAGATGCGTGGCAACAAGGACATCTACGGCAAGTCCACCTCTAGCCCCGGCTACAACGGCAAGAATTGGGCCGTGCCCGCGAAGAATCCGGGCATCATGCCCGGCGGTGGCCCTAAGTGGGACGAGCCCAAGCTTCCCGACAATCTGATGAATCGCATGCGTAAGGGGACTGGCAAAGGCAAGTTCATGAACTCGATGAAGAAGCCGAATAAGGTCTATGTCGGCGGTTACGAAAAAACTCCTGACGGCAAGATTGTGAACCCCAAGAAGGCGATGAATTTCAAGATGCCTGAATTCGCCGCTCCCAAGTTCTCCAACGTTCCTTCTGGCATGTCCAAGAACCGTCGTGCTGGCATCATCACCGGTGCCTCCATCGCCGCTGGCTACGGAGTCCACAAGGCCAACGACGGCCTCCAGAACCACTATCGCCAGCAGAAGAACGCCGCTCGCGGCGGAATGTGATGAAGATTCCCGGAAAATTCCTCAAGGCCGCTGCCAAGCTCTTCACTAAAGAGGGCAAATCCGTTCTTTCGAAAAGGGGAAGGCCTTCTAAGCTCGGAATCGGCTCATTCAGGGAAGATACGGCGTCATACATGAGCGAGTACAGGACTCAGAAGGCACAGGCTTCTAGTCTGAAAAAGGGAGCTGATTATGTTAAGTCGTGGAAGGCCCGTACCGGCGGAGAAAGCATGAGCCTTTCCGACTTGGAAGGTGCCCGTAAAATCAACTCTGGCTACGGACTCATGTCTCGAAACAAGAGGGTGAAGCTCGCCAAGGACAAGTATGGCAACACCAGCAGTCTTGACGTGAACAAAGACAGGATTCCCTCGTGGCGTATGGGCGAAAAATACGGCCCCGGCGAATCTTCCAAATTCAACCCGTTCAAATGATTACCTTCATCATCATCGCTTCGGTCGTCTCCTTCCTCGGAGGCGTCTACGTCGGAGTCCGCTACTCCGACAAGCTCCTCGACATCTGGGAAAGCATCGTGGGTTAAATGGCCGAAGAAAAGGACGTCATTCTACCGAGCGGGGATAACCCCCGCCTCGACCCGACGCTCCGAGGCAATGGCATGTTCAGGGTCATGCCTCATGCTCCATCCGGAGAGCCTGCTCCTCCGAAGGAGGAGATGCTCCAGAAGGGCCCGTACAAACCTTCAGGAGAAAAGCTGGAAGTTCAGAAGCTTGGCAGGTCCTATTGGGGAGACCACCCGATGGCCAACCTGCAAAGTTATGACGTAGGTCCTCAGCAGGTCACCAAGACTGAGCGTATCCCACCACAGAGAGACGTCTCTGGGGGTGGTGCGAAGTCTGTAATCAAGCCCTACAAAAATTCCGGTTCGGCCTTCGGCCGAAGCGAGTCGAGGCTCGCTCAGGTCGCGGTCGGCGGAATGAAGAACATGATTCCGACCATGGGGTTGAGCGTGGCGGGCATCTCGCTCGGGCCGTTCCGGTTCGCACCCGTCACCTATCAGGGTGCGTTTCCCGTGCTCAACCTCAGGCAATGGGACAGGGCCATGACGGCCTCATACATCAATCTTGAAGACGGCCAGAGTAATGCATGAGCTTGGATACCGTCACCGTGGCGGGGATGCGGCTGACCAAGCATCCCATCATACACCTTCCTACTGAGGAAGAAGTGTTAGGGCTGGCCCACAAAATCGGGGCCCAAAAAACGGCCGACATCCTGCAACGCCGAGAGGAGAAGATTCAGGCCGAAATCGCAGACCCATACAGGCACGGGTACGAGCCCGAGAGTTGGGCGGACGCCGACTCCCTGCTGATGAACGGCAACGAGCTCCTCATCATGGGCGGCAACCGAGCCGGAAAGACCGAGTACGCCGCCAAGAGGGTTATGCAACTGCTGTGCACTAGGCCTAATTCCAGAATCTGGTGCCTGCACACCACGTCCCAGACCTCCATCCAGATGCAACAGGCCGTCATCTGGAAGTACATGCCTCCGGAATTCAAGAACGCCAAGAAGACCAAGGTCACCAACATTCAGTATTCCCAGAAGAACGGCTTCACCGACGCCACGTTCGTCCTGCCCAATCGCTCGCAATG